AAAATATGTTTTATTTAGGGTACAAAAAGGTCTCATCTTGTGGTTGTTATAAAATGTAACCGATTTCAAACGTTTATTTACCTTTTATTTTGCGTTTGAAATAGATATAGTTTTGTATACCACAATTCTTATATAAATTTAATCTATGTATATATCAAATGCCGAAAATAGAATCAAAATTGAACCCAATAACCAAATGGGTCAGGAGAAATATCATGTCGATGACATACAGGACAGAAAAAATAACAGTTTTACGAGATTGGAAACTTGCGTTAATGAATATGTTTCTTCAATTGTGTGTTGTATCTTGGGTGATATATTCGTTATTTGACCAAAAAACATATATCGAAAGTGAAGTACCAACGGGTGTTGTGAGCTCTTGGGGTTTAGGTGGAACAGAATATACTGATAAACAGGTAAGTATATACAACGGAGAACAATCTTTTTGTAATAACCTCGTTTCATACGCGTTTAACTATTCCGCGGATTGGTATTACAAAGTACCAATTTGTGTATATTATGCAGGTGCAGAATTGATTTCAAAATTACCATCCGGTAACGTAATGTTTTTCACTACACATATATCACAAACACTCAAACAGCGATATACTACACCAGATACTGGGTGTCTAAAAGAACCCAATGGTATAGAAGAATGTGTCATGGAAATGAATCAATGTATACACTCCATGTCAGCCAACTTCCTGGCCACGGGTATAGAAGATAGTATTTTCGCATTCAACCACTATTACGACTCTTCTGTAGAGTCGGGTCCCAAACCTGTAACATATATCCGAAAACCAGGCTCGGATGAAAATTTATATACATTTGAAGAAGGTAGTTCCATACGTTTAAAAATATCTGAATGGTTAGATGTAGCGGGTATTGATCTCGACAAACCATTAAATGAACAGGTATCTGAAGGTGCGGTAACACAAGTATCGGGGTTTAATGGGGCTGGACAGGATATTGATAATTACCCATATGTAAGAACAAGTGGTGTAAGATTAAATATTAAAATTAAATATCATAATTATCACTTACACGCAGATAAAACGAATATAGGTAGAAAAGATATATATGCCATAGTTAATGTTGAACCAAAATTGGGGTGGTTTTCAAAGGGTAATGAAATATACTATAAACAATTACCAAACGTTACAATGTTTGATATAAACAATCCTGTTAATTTAACAACGGGACAACCAAACGGTATATATACAGACTTCTACAGGTATGGTATTTTAATTGATATTCAACAGAGTGGTTTAGTGGGTGAAGTCAATTACGTATTTGTTCTACTCCAATTGACTTCAGGTTTGGTTCTTTTGGGTGTCGCTTCGTCAGCTGTTGGTTTTGTTGCGAAGTTCTTAATGAAAGAAAAGTCGCCAATATACAAAAGTATTATACAAGAAGAGTTTGACGTTGCTAAGGAAGCTGCGCAATATGCTGCACAAGCTTGTGTTGCATCAAGGGTATTCAAGGAAGCAGATGAAAGTGGTGAAGGTGATTTAGACTTTGAAGAACTCAGAAAACTTGTTAAGGGTTGTTTCTCCAAAACATATTTGGGTAATTCTGATTCGGATAGTATAAAAAGTGATGATAGTAAAGATATATTTACCGAAAATGATATAACAGCAATGACATTCTATCTCATGAGAGCTGCCGATGAAAAATTAGATGAAAGAATATTAACAAAGAGTGAAAAAACCATGAAGGAATTAAAAGATTCCAAAATATCTTTACATCAATGGCAGGAATTGTGTGTAGCAGGTGTACTTGAACGAAAGAAAATGCAATCGATCATTAATTTAAATCCATTTGTACAAGGTATTAGGACACGTGTTGAAGAAAAGAATAAAATACAAAATAGAATTAAAAAAATTTTAAATAAATAATAAATAAATTATACAATATCCATTTTTATATACAAAATCAAATTTCGTCTATAAAAAAGGTTTGTTTATCGTCTTCCAACGCGTGTAGGATTAATAGGTCCGAATGCAGATCCTGTACTAGGAATAGATATACCACTCGAAGGAGGTGTACTGGGTTCAAATAATATTGATTCTAATATACCACGTGGTTGAAGAAGTGCGGGTCTAGAAACGCGTTCAAATCGAGATACGTTCGCACGAAGAAGTTCACGTTTTTGTTCGATTATCTCGTGTCTCAACGCCTCATTATCCTCGAGTAGTTTATAATAATCGTTTGTTAAATCGAGTAAATAACTATCACGTGCAAGATCTTCACCTGTTAAATATAATTTCTTTAAATTCTCACACATCTCCAAGTATACACCTTCAGGTAAAGATTCCTTATGTTCGTCGAGGAGTGACATTGTTGTACGTATTGGATTATTAGACATTGTCATAGTGTATTATATATTAAAACATGCTATTTTTTAATTAGTTTATTTTTCATGACATTAAAAGCACCGGAACTTATACCCGTATAAATTATAAATTTTATAAATTTTCCTATACCTATACACCGTGTTTTTATAGTTTGTTTGTAATGTATTTTACGGATATCCAGTAAATTGTTACATATATCAATATACGCACCTTCGGGTATTTTAGCCTTGTACTCATCGACTATATTCAATATTGTTCGGAGATTTTCATCCATATATTGTTATTAATAATACTATACATTATTATCTTCATCAACCATATCGGCCCAATTGTTTGTATCGGTACCAGGATCACCGGGATCACCGGGATCGTGAGGTTCGGTATTTTCATTATCGATTGCGATTTGTAAACGTTCTTCCAAACTTAACTCTTTATCAGATATACATACAAATTCGTCTTCAAGCATCTCCTGATCGAATATATCACCGTGACTCAAACATAAATCACATGGTGTAGTAGGTTTTTCACCCGGGTCGTGATTGTGCATGGGTGGTTTAACCTTCTCTTTCTTAGCAGATTTACGTTTCCTTACGGTCACAGGTTTAGTAGGTTTAGTAGGTTTAGTAGGTTTTTCCACGTTTGTATCCGTAGAAATATCACCAGTCGTAACGATATTTGGTTTAGTATTTGTCATATTCGCGTGTTGTTTACACGTGTCGTGACCTTCAATACAATATTTTTTACATTGGATACCTTTCTTTGTTAAACATTTACAATAGATACGCGTCTCCACAATTACACTTTTCTTAACCTTTGGTTTTGGAAGTGAATTTACAATTTCTTTATTATTTTTATCATATTCCACCAGTGATTCAGATACGTTATCCAATTTATTGTGAAGGTCCAAAATTTCCTTAGATGATTCATCTTGTTCCCTTCTCATAATATCAACTTTACCCGTAAGGTACTCAACCTTTTCAATAAGTTTCTCATTTTGTGTCATGAGTTTACCGAACTTCTCAACAAGAGATTTTACAAGATCGTTGGTGACAAGTTGTGATTTATTACTTTTATCAATGTGTGTGTTGTTAGCTCGCATAAGTTCGACGAGAACATTTTGAATAGAATCGGACATGTTTGTTTTTATTAATTCTTAACTTTATTTTTTAAACCAAATAAACTTAGGTTTTCTTTAAACTATATTATTATATTTACTTTAAAAATATTAAAATATATATTTTTAAAGTAAATGATTTAGTTAATAGACCTATTAAGGTTTTATATGTATTTCTACTCTATTATCTGAGTTAGTAATATTGCTATTATTTCCATCTGCATTAGTCATCGAACAATAATTTTCACCTGGTACGAACTCAATAGCTTTACAGTTATCAAATTGATTACATTTAGCTTTACAGGCCTCCATATGTTCACTAAAAGGTTTCGACACATCTCTCCAGTAAGAATTTGAGAAGCTTCCTAATTCCCCAGTTGATTTATTTACATACTTATTACTCATTTTACTCGACGTAAACTCTGTTTTTGCTTTAACTGTATATGGTTCGTTAAAAAATGTAGAAATCGTACCTGGTGCTGATAATCCGGAATCTGTAGGGTACGAAGAATACATTTTTTTACTATTTACAGGATTCCAAGCACACATTTTAGATCTTATACACGCTTCGGGAGTTAGTTTACCGGGACACTGACTCACTGCTTCTGCATTATTAGTATTTAATACCTCGCATGTACCTGCTCTATATTTAAAACCCGTTTCGTCATATTTATCAGCGTTATTCAAACGAGTTTTTTTGTGTGCATTTATACACGGTTGTTCAGTGTGTGTTCCAGTATTGAGAAAATTTGCTTTTTTAAAGAAACATGTATTAGCATTCATTGTATAACCTATACACCCGTCCGTTTCGTAACATTTTTTCGCACATACCTGTTGTTTTTCATTGTTATCCCCACCACCGTGAGGACTATTTGAAAGATCGGAACCACAAACACCCCCGTGTGTCGATTGGAAAAAATATTGAAGATTGTCACCACCGCCACCCATTACCATATTCTGACCATTCGAATCTGTAACAACTAGTCTACCCACGTCCGATATTAATAATTTATATGGTTTCACACCGGTATTAGTAGATATCATTTCCTTTTTTATATTACCACCGGCCAAATCTTTTTTTGAACTGAACGATAACGCCGCGTAGGTTTCATTATTGTATCGAGGGCGCATTACAATCTGCCCATCCTTAATTGTATTACCACCCGTTGTACCCGATAACCACATGGAACCTTTATTATCACTAGACCCAGAACCCTTGTAAACAGCGAAATTACCATCGGTTTGATAAATGGCAAAGAATTGTTTATTTGGTGAGACGAAATCTACATCTTGACGAACACTACCTTCTTCATTTCCCGCAATTAAAGACGCACCGATTAAATCACACTGAGCTAACCAATATTCTTCTGTAGACATTTCGCTCTTTACGCGCATTCCTCGACCAGGTACGTAAATTTTATCCGTACCTGTATTCATTATAACGAGTCGACCTTTATACTTTTGTAGCCTAAACACATCTACACCACCAATGCTCAAATACATACCACTTTTTCGTTTAAACTTAACATTATCACCACTCTTTTCAATTTCAAACCAATACTCGGGTGCGTGTGAAATACTATAATACGTTTTCTTAATAATTTTTTTAAGATCCATTGAACCTGCAGCGAGTGTTACTGGTATAGTAAGATCACCGTAAGGACCTTCGTACGTTTGGTCCAGATCGTCTTGTGATATTGGAATCGTAACAGAAGCTAAGGACTTACCCTCAGCTAAAACCTTATCTTCGCTATCGTATGCGAACACTTCAACCTTATTGGTACCGACCGCAGAATCAACATCGTCAGCTATATTAGTTCCCTCAAACGTTACACTACCTTTACCGTCGTTAGACGTTTCGGTTTCATCTGTAGTTGATTTAGTTTGTAATTCCTTACCATTAACAGTTCTCACGAATACAAGTTTGGTAACTTTATCAAAACCCGTACCGTTCGTCCATGATAAAGTAAGGTCTATAGCATCACTTCCGTCACCCCCGCCTGCGTATTCAATTTTATACGTGGATGTCGTCGAGTCATTGACCTGAGTAGTCTCGTCGGTATCGTCAGTCTCGTCGGCTGGTTCCGTATTCTCATTTTCATTTATAGTTTTTGTTGCATCTTGATCGAATGTAAGTTGTGGACCAGAAGTTTCATCTGTATCATCACTTGTTTCCTCTTTATCATCCTTCTTAAAAAGTGTCCATGCACCAAAACCAAGGGCCGGCATGACAAACATACAACACATTACCGCAACTACGAGTAATACAATTATACCCGTACTATTGGAACCTCGTCGTGGTGGAGGATAATACATTATTATTAATTTAACCATATATTTTTTTTCAAACATGTTTATCTTGAATTTTTAAATAAAAATGTTTGAATTTTTTTACTTCTTTTTACAACATCTATAATCGTACCTATATTTATCTTTCCCATCGTTATTAAGTTTAAATTTTGTTATGTACTCGCCCGACTCACATTTAGGATTGTGATTATCTAAAGAATGTACACTTTTAGATAGCGTATTCCAGGGTGTCGAAGTGTTACGGCACGTCACATCTGAAGAGGGTATATCCCCACATTTATATTTATATTGAATATTTCTCCTGTCATAATGGTTTAACACAAATTGAGTAATGGGTTTAGATGAACCACAGTCCACATCGTGTTTATCTAAATACATTACACTAGCAAGGGCGGGTTTACCACTTTTTGGACCCCTATAGTTTTTTGTCGTTTTCTTTTCGTTTATTGTTGTTAAATTCAAAGGTTGTAGACACGAAAAATTGTAAAAGACATCGTCATTACTGTCTTTATGAATAAGTTCAAACCCATTTAAGGCGTCAGATCCACATTCTACGTCGTGCATATACAAACCCGTAATATTTCCTGTAGCATTATTTCTAGCGTTTGTATTTTCATATCTCAAGGATAAACTGTCATCGGCAACGGGACCCCCCTGTGCCACCGCCATATATCCACTAAAATCGTGTATGGCCGAACTCATACCTGGTCCCTGAAACCATACTTTCAGTTCATCACCACCACCTTTTTCACTAAAGTATATTTTAATAGGGTATTTTTCACCTGCAATTAAATTGATTGATTTAGCTGGTATCACACCCGCTCGCATGGATGCGTGACTGTTCCAACCTTTCACTATAAATCTCACTTTACGTCCAATAACTGGGTTACTGAAGGTGTAAGTCTGACGAGTGTCTTTACTCGAAGTATACTTAAGCGTCGATGTCATCGTTTTACCATCAATCGATACAACGAACGAAGTCACTCGTTGAGTAGAACCTTTTCTTCCTTGAACGACGACACCGGATATGAGACTCACTACACCCATGTCAATTTCCATCCACTGATCGACTACGTTATGAGCTGCCGACCAAGCTTGATCACTGTCCAGCATCGAACGGGCGTGTCCCACTCCCGGAGATTGGTTCGCGTAGACCGTTGAATAATTTCTGGAACTCTCTGGTGGATTAAGTTCATTCTTCGGTGCTTTTACCATACCGTGTAAACCGCCATTATCAACAACCAATATGTCATTTACATATAAATAACTCATATCATCAGATTCCGTCCAGAATTTATGACTACCCGTCTTTTTAGGTACGAAAAAACCTTCCCACTTAACGGCATAGTTATCTTCATTACCATCGTTTCGTAAATGTCCACCCGTCGCCTTATGTTTACTACTAAAATCGGTAACATTCTCACCTTGCTTCGTAGGAGTTTTACCGCTAAATGAATTTACATCCGAAAAGTATGAACCTTTGTAATAGTACCATTTAAATCCACCTGACAAATTCATTGGTTCACTAGATGTTGATGGAGGAACGTAATCTTTACTCGCTGTGAACCCCGAACGAAGTTTACGTTTACCATCGCCATCCTTTTCCCATATTATATCGAGTTTAGCATCTGTACACTCTTCTACTATACGATTAGCTTCGGTAGAGTCCCACTTTCCATACGAAGTGTCTCGCGTCCATACCTGGTTTATATCTGAACATATACGTTTACACCCTTTTGCTGTATTCACATCCCCATCCACTTGATGTATCACAACACCGCCGTGACCACACCAACCATCGTCACCTAGTTTAGTTTGGTTAGGTATTAAACCACCAAATGCTTCCGCGGCCGCCTTATCCGCCGCTTCTTTTGCGATCTTAGCATTTTCCTTTTCTTGTTCATCTACGACTGCTTGTTGTTGATCAAATAGAGACTTATAATGTTGCGGGGTATCAGCTACTTTAGAATCTGTATTGGGATCGGGGTCATCGACAAATTGTAAACCTACTCTATCGGTGTTTGCTTTTTTAGGCCATTGAACTTTAATAACATGTCCTTCATTACGTGGACACGGTTTACCCGTACCGAGTTGTTTTTGTGTGTGTTTATATTCCCAAAATTGACAATTGTGTTTATTAGGATCATCGGAAGGTCCACACCCAAACTTCTCTACACCCGGGGTTGATTTATCTTTCTTAACTTTTGAATATATACCCTCACAATCCTTATTCTGTGCATTTTCCCAAGATGACATATCTAAATTACGGAATTCAAAACTACTTATATCTTCATTAAACTCATCTTTTTCAAAACGAAGGATTTGTGTATTAATTAATTTATCGCCCGAACCATCGTTATAATAAATATCAATCGTATTGTTACCAATAATATTATCACCAAAAGTTTTATCCGTAAAAACGTTAAGTGTAACATCCGTATTATTTTTTCTATTATTCAAATCACTATTTTCAGTTCTGTGTATTTCATTACCCTGTGTATCTTTAACAACGAGAGTCCATTTTTCTACTATACCTTCAACTCCCGATTTGTTTCTCCATGAAAGATTCACACCTTCTATCAGGTATTCCTCAACACGTCGTTTACGTAACATGTATAATAGAAAAATGATAAATAGAATGATTAAAAGAAGAGGTATCATTTTATATATCACGAGATAATTATTAATAGTTATGTTTATTCATCTTTTGTAAGATCTTCTTTGGCTGGTGTTTTTGAATAGAGAACACCACTGTATATCGCGACAGCGATAAGTACTGCGACGAACGCGAAAATTGGTACGGAGTTATACTTGTTAGAGTTATAAGACATTTTGTGTTTTGTTATATTGTATCAGGAGAAAAAAATATTGATTAAATATAAATGAGTTCCCGTCCTGTGACCACAGTTCTTTTAGAAGCACTTTTTATAGGTTTAATGTTACAGGTTTTAGTAATGAGTCTTACAAAGTTTATATATAAGGGAACGGGTGTGTTAATTATTTCGGGTGCGTTAATACATTTACTGTTCGAGTATTCGCCTTTCGGTAATATTAATGAAAAATGGTGTAAAATGATATTTAAATAAAATATTAATGAAACTCGTTTATTTCAAGTCTAATAGTTTCTCTCTCGCCAATAGTTTGAAGTAACTCCATGTTTAAATCACGAAGTTTGTTTACCGTTTCTTGATTATAATCATCAAGGTAGGCTTTGTAAAATTCTCTTTCATTGCCTACATTGTGTCCCTTGTCCAATAAATTACCAAGTGTATATCTAGATAATCGTATACCAAGTTCTTGTGCGCGTCTTTTTACAGCTTCTTTACGAACAGTTGCGGTAATTCTTTGCCTTGTTTTAGTTTTATTAATAGTTCTTTGCATTCGAACTATTTTTTCATCCAATCTTTTCATATAAGATATATTATACTCATTTTGCTCAACCTCGAGAGTTCGTAATTCATTTGCCATTTCTGTGTAAGAATTATATGGCAATATTGAATTCATATAATTCATCAATTCTTCTCTTTCTTCAGGATTCGCATATAAGGTATTCTCTCCATTATTATCATCTTCATAATATCTAGACCTTTCAGCTAAGAATGGTATAGGTGGAGTAAATGGTTCAAGTATTGCATTACTACCATTTCTTCTTTCCAATGTATAAAAATTTTGTGTATCATCGTCAGATTCGGATTCGGAATCATATTTCGAATTTAATTGAGAAATGGTTTCATGAACGTTTTTTATAGAGTTGCACATTTCAAGATAATGTCCTTCAGATATTATCTCGGAATTCAAGTCAATTAAACGCATTAAATTTACAAGGTCGTCCATTTTTACTATTGTTTTTATTTTTTTATATATTATTTATAACTTAGGTTTGAATAGTCACCTCTATTTCATAAAATGAATCGATAACTCTATCAGTTGCTTCTATAAAATGACAAATCCTGTCCATTTCAAGTTCTATATTATCAAGTTCTACGGCATAACCAGTTTGTAATCCTCTGATATGATCATTCATTATATTCTTATAATCAGTAAAAAATGAATGAGTATCTATTATGTAACCATCGTTCCGTAATTCATCTAAACTGTTATACGATGGTAAATTTAGGGCGTTACAAAAAGCATCGATTGCTTCTTTTTTAAATCTTCGGGTTATCCTTTGTCTTATTTTATGTTTTAGTATATTTGATTTAATTTCTTTTCTTTTTCTAACCAATACCATACATTTTTCGTAAATAGAATCAAATGGGTTTGTTTGTAGACTACGAGGTAAAGTTCGTACACGAACGGGGGGTCTATCTTCTACTCTATACACGTCACGTAATTTATTACACATATCTAAATAATCGCCTTCGGGTATTTCGCCCGAGTGATCATCTATAAATGACATTATTTTATGAAGTGTATTATCAACTTCTGGCATTATTACTTATTATAAAGTTTTTATTTTTTATTATTATTTTTTGATAACATGAGTAAAGCTTGAACAGCTTCACCGATTTCTTTATGTTTTAAACAGAATCCGTTCTTACCAGATCTACAGTAACAGTTCTCGTAGGGACAGTTTGGTCTCATTTTATTTTATTTTATATTTTAATTATTGTTATACTTAGGTTTCACTATCACTCACAATTTCACCTTCTTCGATTTCACTATCAGTTTCTTCAATGTCAGATTCCATTTCTTCTTCCGAATCATCTAATTCGGTTATATCGTCGTCAATGTTTTCGGGTAAAGAATTATATAGTTCTGTCCAATCTATACGTTCCCTTATTCCAAAATCATCGATCAAATCGTCCAAATCAATTTTGTCAACTATATCCCAATCATCTTGGATTACAATCTTCCAATAATCAATATTCTTAGATGTTATCTTATACGGAAAAACTTCAACCCTTAATTTTTCAGTTTCGTCATAATTTTCATCGTCCGTGAGTTCATCACTCATTTGATCCATGTAAATGTTATACATGTATTCCAATATACCGAGGTCTCTTTGATATTGATAGTTTTTAGGTTCGTGGTAAAAAGTGATAAAATGTGCTTGTCCATAAGAAGTGATTAATTTTTTTTTGTGAATACCGATGTATGCGATATAGTTATTAGTATTTTTAGGAATAAGATGACTAGGAAATCCGAAATCCGCCTTTAATCCATAAACAGTGGATTTTACACCGCATAGGTTAGAGCACAGATCATTAATGTTATCAAGTTTCCATAGTGTGGTACAGTTTTTTAATAATTCGTGTGTTAAGTAAGGCATTGTATTTGTATATATAATATTAAAAGATGTATTGTTTAAGTAAGATTAATTTTTAATTGTTCATGGTAGTATCATTGTACTCACCAAACAAATTGTTGTCACAAGGTAAAGTTTTTGTAAGTTCATTCCAGTGTAAATTTTTGTTTGGTATTTTATGTTTAGTAATAAACTTTTCACCCCCTTTAATATCGGTAAAATATTTACTTAAATACTTACTCCATAAATCACGTGTTTTATGATTAATAGAACGAGGTATAATGATTAAGTTTTTATTTTTTTTATTTTCTTTAATCATCTCAATGAAAGGTTCAATAATACCATCGCATCCTTCGATTTCGTGAGTAAATTCAACATAACGAATGTCTTCGCGTTCGTCGAGTTTACTTAACCCCATATAAGCAATATCTGTTTCCGAATCAGCAATTTCAGTTGGAAATATCTCAGATATTGATGTAAGTTTATATATTTCAATAACATTTTCACCATCGCTTATAACAGATGAAAAAAGATCATCTAATTCCTTTTTATGAGAAACAGTTGTGGAGTTTTTTAATAACTGATAAAAAAGTGACATTGTATTAGTTTTTTTTATTTTTTTTACTTTTTATATTTCGTCTATACGACTTAGGTTCTCGTCATACATTAATAATTCTTCAGCGAGTATTTGATAAAAAGACATTTTATATGCTAAAAATCCAAAAAGTGTTGCACCCATATTAAATTCGAAGGGTAAATCTGATGAATTCCACGTTGATTCTAATAAAGCAATAACTGTAGGTACAACTAATCTTTTATTCAATACAGGTTTTTTTTCAAAATTGTCCACGTAAGACGAAAGTGAATCTACATATATACATGAAGCTATTGCACCCAATCCTGCGGATACACCGTCTATAGGTGTATGAAAAATGAAATGATAGGTAGAAATTATAGATCCGTATTTTATAGTAGTTTTTTTTATTTTAGATTTAATCTGTTCGTATTCGGTTATACCTTCTTTTCGTTTGGTTGGACATGAAATTCTAAGTGTTTTAGTACCGGGGTTTATTATATTTAACATTAATTACTATACATTACAACCTATTCGTTAAGTATCTATAATATATCAATGTTGATATTTTCATCGTTGAAATATTTTATTTTAAATTCACGTTCTTTATCGAGAAATTCTTCACACCTGTTAACCGATTCATATATACGAACTTGTATTTCAGTTAATCTATCTTCGTGTGTAAAATTATCATGTTTTCTAGGCATTTTTCTCCATTTTTCACCAAAAAGGTTTATGTATTTCAAATTACGCCTTTCATATTCTAATTCACTTAACATTGTTCTATATAAAACCAATGAATATGAATCGTATTCTTCACGTTTAAAATCATCGTAACAAAACTCTTCGTATGCCAATGTTTTCATGCGCTGATAAAGTTTATTCGCCCCATTTTCCTTTCCATTTTCCGGCCAAAGTTTCGATTCTTTCTTTTGAGAATCGTGTATTTCGTAATTGTTTTTTAGGGGCTCCTGGGCACACAATGTTTTCGTGTTCATATTTTTGAGATTTATCCCATATAATCCTTTGAACGTCTTCACAGAGTTCATTTGTCGCTTGACAGAAAGCGATTTTGTAGTCGTGGGTGTGTAAGTGCATGTAGTCCATATCATTTATTTATTTATTGTTTGTATTCTTTATTTATAATTATAAAACTTGGGTCTATAATGACTGAATGTTTTGTCATATTTTTGATATTGTAATATAATAATCTCGCCGGTATCATTTTTTGAATTTATTACACCGTATGAATTATCCAGGGATAACACAGTATCCATAGCATCTGTTTTTGTGTATATAACACCCGGGTATAATGAAGAACAGGAAATTACTGGTGATATTTTTTTTGATTCCGGTGATAATAAACGACACACGCTTGAATAAAGTGTAAACATTGTTATTATTTGTATTTATTTTTTTATATACTAAATACAGGATGGTTTCACTCCAAGAATTACCAAAAAAGGTACAATACATAACTGTTGATTCAAATTTTGTTACGGGTACAAATAACAAATTTACAATAGATCTCGATCTTTCGTCAAATACACACGTGTCGGATATTAGTAAAGTGTGTGGTTTAAAACTAGTTGATTTTTATGTTACTCAGATTGGTAATACAGGATCTGGTACGGGTAGTGGTGCCAAGTATATAGATATACTGTGTGACGATGTACCAAAAGTTGCACAAATGTTAGATGAACGTAGAGGACAGGTTTTTGCAAGAATAGCACTAGAAAGAGATTTTGATGGATCTAATAATTATAAACAACACGATAAACATTGGAGAAGTTTTAACAGACAAACAAATCTATTCAATCCTATATCAATACAAAAACTCGATTTTAAATTAAATGAATTACAGGGTGATAATACATATACGGATTTACAATCGGATGCAGAATGGTTTATGACATTGGAAGTAACATCCATTGATGTGAAGGAAAAGCCTATAAATAGAGAGGTTCAAATTCTAGAGGCTTTGCACAAACTTATCGGGAAGATAGAAGATCTTAACGTAAACGTTAAAAAACTTCCAGATAAGAAAGATATCGAACAAATGGAAAAGGAAAAAAAGAAAAAATACCCTCTTTACTATCTTTTGACAATAATTCTATTAATAGGTGGTGGGTTTTATATGATAAACCGTAAAAGTGTACCTACACCTACTCAAATGCCAATATCTATGCAACAAAGGTTTTAGATTTATTCAGATTTTTTAACTGGGGTCTTTTTAGCTGGGGCCTTTTTAGTTGGTGAAGTAATTTTTTTTGCGGATGGTTTTGGCGCCGACTTTGGAGCTGGAGCTGGCGCTGGTGTTGGCGCTGGCGCTGGTGTTGGCGCTGGCGCTGGTACTGGTGCTGGCGCTGGTGCTGGTGCTGGTGCTGGTGCTGGTGCTGGTGCTGGTGGTTCTATGTGATCGGCAATTTGCTTAATGATAGCGTATATCTCTTCGGTACGAATTTTAGATCTAGCGAGTTCAATCGTTATTTTTTCTCTGACAGAGTCCATTGTGTAATATATATAAAAGAAAGATAATCTTTATAGTAAATGTTATTCATTGGACCAACTCTCCTGAGTGGGATTGGTCAACATTGTAAAAAATATATGAAACTTTTCCCTGAAGATGGGTATACTAAATATATTGAAATAAACCAGGAAATACCTGAATCCGATAGTGCTTTTATATTTGCACTTCCTGTTAAATATTGGTTAGATAAAATACCAGAAATAAAACGTAAAATAAAAAAAGTTGTTTGTATGACCGTCTGTGAAACCGAAACTGTTCACGAAGATTACGGTAAACTTTTTGAACTATTTGACAGTATTGCAGTACCCAGTGAATATTGTAAAAATGTTTTCGAAAGGCAGTTTCCAGATACAAAGTTTTGTGTTATACATGCACATATACCGGATAAAAGACCATATACGTTTTATCATATAGGTAACGTATACGATCCGAGAAAAAACTTTAATAAAATATTAGAAGCATTTGTACGATTAAATAAGCCCGATGCACGATTAATTGTTAAAGCAACGTGTAAATATCCGTTTAAAATCAATATACCAAACGTAACAATAATAAATGATTTAGTTTCTGATGAAGTTATGGAAGAAATACACTGTAGATCAGATTGTTATGTAAATTTTTCATCATCCGAGGGAGTTGGTATGGGTGCTGTAGAAGCAGCAATAAGAAATAAGCCTGTGATTATAACAGATTATGGAGGGGCTATAGAGTATATAGATACTCCATATACTATAAAATGTGAACTTCATAAATTACCAAGGGATGATTTTCTCTATAAAGCGGGTATGCAATGGGGAAAGCCAAATATGGAACAACTTATGGAATTCATGGAAGATGCGTACAATAAAAAATTAAGGTATATGGATCACGCAAAAACACGGTTTTTAACGAGTAAAGAAAACGTTTTACAAGAATTCGTCGTTAATGTAATTCGTAACGAAAACAATGATACCGGTAAGAATAGTACCTGATGTAAGTGAACCTCTTTGTGCAATCAACATTGCAACTATATCGTCGATTATTTTAATATTTGTTGGTTTTTTAAAAAGTTCTGGTATGAGTTGGGAAAGTGCAAGATAAAGTGCCATGGCTATTATAACGGGTCTGAGTGTTTCCTGATCTAACATTTTATTATTACAATATATTTATTTTTTAGCGGAATGTTTTTTGCAATATTTACCACAAGATGCCCTAAAATTGCATTTTTTACCGGATAATGTTAAAGCAATACAGGTATTAACTTTTGTTCTATTTTCTATTTTCTGTTCAGGAACAGTTTCTATAAATTTGATTTTATACTTTTCTCTTTTATCGTCGTACTTTTTGCGAGACTCTCTGAGTTTATGTATACTTCTCGCAAAACGTTCACTTTTTTCTATATCGTTACCGTATAACGATTTGGCAACATCTAAGTCTTTTTGTTCATATAATATGTTCATTTTGAGTTTGTATTTGAGTTTGATTCCTGATATATATTATATATTTCACGACTGAGGTTATAAAAATACATATAATTATAGAATTACAAATAACATAGTACCATAAATATTCATATATACCCAAAAATGTTGTAAACAATATAGAAAATGTAATATATACAGTATACCCAATAATACCGTACAAACTATTATTTTTCATACTGTGTAATGGTAATACACATGCCATGCAATTACATATAGATATCATGTTATCGTATACAAGTAGATAATACACACTAATTATAACAATAAACAAGTTTAACCAATGTGAAACTTTATGTTCAAATAATTGATATTCGGGTTGTTGTACTTGTTGTTGAATTTCTATTTCAGGGTTAGGTAGAACTTCTAATACAGTGGGTCTTTCTTCTTCATAATTTATACCTATACATTGTGTCCCATCGGGTTGTATAATTTTATTATAGTACATAAAAGAATAACGACTGAATCTTTTATGTATATACGGTTTAGATGCAAAGGTTTTTGTTTTCTGTGTAATTGTCCTTTAAATGTATATATTAAATCAGATAATTACGAAGTTAGAGATCTTATAAGGAAATATAGAAATATCAGACCTATATGGTTATATAATAATGAAACGTATTATAAATTTTTCGGTCAAAGTCTTAAGCGTGTATGTTTTTCGTGTTTCGAACGTGTAAAAACCCCAGAATTTAAAAAAATAAGAGATTTTGAAATTGGAAAAGTTAAATCGTTAAAAGAACAGTGTTATTCATTGTCTACAGTATATTTACAATTATGGTATATTTCATTACAAAAGTATATATCTAAAAATTTTAAAAATAGGCAAATGATCGTGTATAACGACATTTAAAAAAATGTGTTATAGTAAATAGTATGTGTGATACAAGTGGACCAGACACAGGCGCTATAATATCACTAAACGCGATAGGTAAACAAGATACATACTTATTAGAAAATGAAACTACGAATTCATTATTTAATTACGATTCTAAGAGACATTCTAATTTTAGAAAATTTCATAAGAGTACAAATGTAATTAAACCAGGGAATGCTAAATCGAGTTGGCCATTTAACGAAACTATAAAGGTTACACTTAACCCAAGGAACATGGGTGATCTTCTCTCTAATATGTATATTTCAATGGAGCTCCCGGGATTACCATCCGAAGGAGACAATGATTATTATTACGCTGATCAAGTTGGTAGACACATCATAGAATCAATAACAATGCGTATAGACGAAACCATTATTGAAACATTTCACTCTGATTGGGGTATAATATACGATGAACTTTATCTAGATGAATCAGAAAAGAGGACAAAAAGGTACACGGTTAATAGAAATTTAGCCGAAGATACAGCTCTATCAACGGGTAATCAAATTTTTAGCCAGTATAAGTCTAAACTATTTATACCCATACCATTTTTCTTTTCAAGAAAATATGAAGGTGATGAATATGACACCAATAAACCAAACCGTCCATATTTCCCAACGTGTGCTATTAATAAACAAAAAATACAATTTGATATAAAATTTAAACCACAAACATTTTTTACTAACTATACAGATACGATATCATTAAATAGTTTTGATATTGTAACCGAAGAAATTACATTAGAAGATCGCGAACGTTCGTATATAAAAAACAAAAAGCATATTTTAATTACCGATTTTGTACAAAGACACCCGTCGACTGTTATAAAAGCTGGTGAAACGAGTGCCAAACTTGAACTCGTTCCTAAAATACCAGTTAAAAGTATTAATTGGTTTTTTAGACGTGAAGAGTTTGAAGACGAAAAAATATTTACCGGTGGTAATAATTTATTAGCAAATGTATTCGCAAATAGGTATAACTTTTCATCGAATGTACAATATTCAATAATAAATGAATTTTATAATCCACCAATGCTCAGCGCTAAAATATTTATAAATGGTGAAGATGTACCCGGTTTTCAAGATAGCGATCATAAATATTACAAATATACCGTACCTTTATCAAACCGATTATCAAGGCCATTTAGAAATATATACACGTATACATTCTCGATGAATCCGATTAACGTGGAACCGTCGGGAAGTTTGGATTTTAGTCAATTAAAATCTAATAAAACTGTTCTAGATGTAAAAATGGTAAATGGATTAACAAGTGATTATACACTTAACATGTATTATGTTGGTTATCAAACACTTTCATTCGAAAATGGTTTCATGGTACGCGCTTATTAAATAATTGCATTTTATGATCTTTTATATAATCAATTATATTGTTTTTTATACACCATCTAATGAAATTTAACTGAGCAACAGTTGTATGAATTTCATTAGCTGTACCAGGTATGTTATATGTAATTTTATCCGCTCTACAAAATGGATCAAATAACTTTTTACTATAACCATCTAAACTCGATTTGTAAGCGACGTGAACACTAAACAATTTACCATCACATGTCTTATAAGTTAAGTTATTTTTTTTTGAATAATTTGTAATAAACCATTCTAAATTTCTTAATGAAATACCACCGGATTTATTTAATATCTGTGTCAAAATATCGCGGTTTTCATGTATTCCGTAGAATTCATTTATAGACGTTAATAATACATTTGATCTATTCATCTTATATATTAAAATAAGCATAACTTTAAGTAACTTTGTTAAAATGTGTATTACACGGAAACGGATTATCGTCATCATCAGAATTGTCACTGTGTGATTTATCAGAATTTGAATAAATGTTCCCGTGATATGTTCGAACAGGTACATCTTCTATAGTTGCATTTTTTGCACATTTTTTACAAAATTGAAACTTACCCACAGTTCTTACAGCTCTTTGACAACATACGGTACCTTTAGTATTAATACCAAGGCATAAATACCCATTTGTTTGTGACTTTTTATGAGTGTCTTGAATCAAATCTAAATTATTTTTTAAGATAATCAAACCGGTGTTTTCTTTACACACGCGTTCAAGGGATTGGATGATTACTTTATCAATTCTTTTGAATGTATGTTCTAACATACATGTTAATAAATCCGAATATTCTTTATTATCATAATCACGTTCATTTAGAGTTTTCGGTATATCAATATCTTCTTCTATGTTTACGATTTTACAGTTTTTAGAAATTTCATAAAATGGTTTGTTGTATCTGATAGATAACGCGCGATATAATTTGATTAGTTTATGTTTTTCAAGTTGATTTAAATTTTTTTCATAAATTGTATATGTTTCTGAAAAAATACATTCAATCATACTCTCTTGTTTTATAATGTGTTCTATTTTTTAAGTTTAAATATATCAGATATACGTTTCTGTTTTGGATCATAATCACACAATTTACTACGTTTTTCTGGTTTAGAGCCCGATATGAGTTCTCCGAATATTTCTTCTTTGGGATCATCAAATAACGGTTCAATCAAGTCACACACAGGGTTGAGAAATTTATTAAGAAAATAGTACGGATAATCTATATCCAACTTTTTTTCCAATGCATATTTAGGATCTTCTGCCTTTTCGTATGCTTTTGCACGAGGATCCCATGTTTTACATAAAATAAAAGGTACACGATCACCAGATTGTGGTTCAGAACCGGGTTGTCTATCGCGCATTTTATTACGAACTTGTACGTGTGGCAAATTCTGAGATTTATACGAGTCTCCAAGTTGTTGTGAAAGAATCAATTTATCATTAGGAACGTCACCTTCTAGTAATTCTACGGCACGTTGTAAAGCGAGTGCCTTTGGTGCAACTGTGTCATTACTCTCCAAAATAACATCAAGTAATTCTTTACAAACTTCACGCATGTACGGTGTATTATCACGTCTAACAAGTTGAAGACCTTTTACGTCTATATAATCCATATTCATCTTATCATCTTTACCCTTTGTCCATAATTTTGCCGCGTATCGTTTCTTCGAATATAGAAAATATGGATAATATACCTTTTCGAGTTCGAGATTATTTGGTTTCTTAAAAAGTTTTGTACACTCATCCGCCGCGCGTTCACCAAGTTCC